TTCTTTTAAAAATATATTTTAGCAAAAATAGCATTTGCCAGCATTTGCTATAAATAGAAATTAAGTTTACATAATCTTTTATTGAAATAATTTATTGACAAAATAAGTTTACATAATTAACTTGAAAAAGATTGATTTATTTAGTAAGTTGATTTATTTAGATAAGTTAGATAAGTTAATTTATCGTTGCTATCTCTAAATATCACACGCGCGCGTTAACTAATTGTTAAAAAAATGCATGATTTAAAAGAAATAAAAAAAAAGGAATTATCAAAAGCTGATTCATTCGAATTGCTCGAAAAAAATATTGATTATGTATTAAATAAGATAAGCAGTAATATTAGTTATGCTTCTATAGCTAAAGAATTCAACATTAATGTAGCTAATCTTTGCTTCTTTCTCAATCAAGATCAAATAAAAGAAAAAAAAGAATTAGCACTTCAACTAGCTTCATACATACAAATTGAAGAAGCTAAGCAACATCTTGAATCGATAGACGCTGATGATACGAACGCAAGTGTTCGCAAGAAATGCGAATTATCACAATTTGCAACATATTTGGCAAAAGTTAAGAATAGAAAAGAATTTGATTTAAATTATAAGTCTCAAGAATCACTGACAAACAATAATAATATTATTACTCCGCAACTTACGCTTAAAGTTGTTAATAATTCCGAAAATCAATTAAAAATCACAAATGAAGAAAGTAACTAAAATATCATTATTCTTATTAATTCTACTAATTTCTAATAATAGCTTCGCAACGTGTCGCTGTGTCTGTATCAACCGCCAATCAATGCAAATGTGTGATTTAGCTTACGACTTCCCCGCAAATTGCACGCTTAATAGATGCTAAATGTTGTAAATTTCGAACTGCAAGAAAAACAATCTATTTGTTGGACTTCGCCAGCAACTGAAATTCTTTATGGCGGTAGTGCTGGCGGGGGTAAGTCTCACGCCATGCGAGTAATTGCAATAATGCTTGCTTTTAGTGTTCCAAATATTCAAATTTATTTATTTCGTCGAGTGTTCGCTGACCTGCTCAAAAATCATGTTGAAGGCTCTTCGGGGTTTCGTGCGTTGCTTGCTCCGTGGATTAAAGAAAAATTTGTAAAAATCACTGAAGAGGAAATAACGTTCCAAAATGGTGCAAAAATTTATTTGTGCCATTGCCAGCATGAGAAGGACGTGTACAAATATCAAGGGGCTGAAATGCAAGTGATTTTGATTGATGAGTTGACGCATTTTAGCGAGAAAATTTACAAATTCTTAAGAGGTAGAGCAAGGCTTGGCGGTGTTGAAGTGCCAGAGCATTTAAAACATAAACTCCCGCTTATCTTGTGCGGTAGCAACCCCGGGGGAATTGGTCATGAATTTGTTAAACAAATGTTTATTGATAACTGCAAACCCTTTGAGCTTAGAAAAATGAGCGTTGAAGATGGTGGAATGATTAGACAATATATCCCCGCAAGACTTAGTGATAATGAAGTATTGATGCGTAATGATCCGAATTATGCTGACAAACTGATGGGCTTAGGCGGTGCATTAGCAAAAGCAATGTTAGACGGAGATTGGGACGCTATTGAAGGGGCTTATTTTGACAATTTTGACGCAAAAAAACATGTTATTGATTATGTCAATGTTCCGCATACTTGGCACAAGATAAGAGCTTTTGACTGGGGCTATTCTCGCCCATTTTGTGTGCTTTGGGGTGCAGTGTCGGACGGCTCGCTTGTTGATTGCGGAGGCATTAAGCGTAGTTTTGCAAGAGGCGCAATCATTGTTTATCGTGAATTCTATGGTTGCACTGGCAAAGCAAACGAAGGCTTAAAAATGAATGTTCCCGAAATCGCTAAGACAATTAAAGAATTGCAGATGGGGGAAAAAATGGATGCAATGGTTGCTGACCCTGCAATATTTGATGTTTCAAGCGGGGAATCAATCGCTAATCAATTTGAGAAGCAAGGAATTGGCTGGCTTCCTGCTGATAATAAACGGGTTAATGGTTGGCAACAAATAAGAGCAAGGTTTACTGGTAATGAAGATGAGCAACCACTTCTTTACATAACTTCTAATTGCAAGAATCTACTACGCACGATTCCACTTATGCAATATGATAATTCTAAGCCTGAGGATTTAAACACAGATTTAGAAGATCATGCAGTTGATACTTTACGCTATTTGTGCATGAGTCGCCCGATTATTCCAGCTGAAATTAAAAAACCAATGACAATGCAGGAATCAATAAATAAACAATTTGAAGTGCAAAGGTTAATTGATGAAATAAAAAAACAAAATGAACTATTGACAAAAAGAAAGTAATAAATAATATAAAAAAAATATGAGCATGAACCAAATTGAAACACAAGACGAATTATCATCATTCACAGGCGAGCAAAGGCTTGTTGATATTTGGCGTCGTGAAATTGACAACGCTAAAAAATATCACGAAAAATCAAAAGAAATCGCTAAAAAATATCAGGAAATTTACGAATCCCAAGCGGAAGAAGCTGAATTACAATCAAATTTCCCAATATTTTGGAGCAATACACAAGTTTTAAGACCACTTCTATTTTCTAAGCTTCCCAAGGCAAATATTACGCAATCTTTTTTTAATGACGATGAGATTTCAAGAATAGCTAGTGAATTAGTTGAAAGATTAATTACTTATTTGCTAAAAGAATCTGATGCAGAAAATCAAATTGAGAAAATAAGAGATGCTTATTTGGTTCAAGGCATTGGAATACCAAGAATTGTATTTATACCGCCTGAACCAATTGAAATTAAAACTAAAAAGAAAAAGAAAAAACAAAAGCCAGAAATGGAAGATGAAGGCGAATCTGAAAATGAAGATGAATCATCATCTAAGGATTATTCCGAAGATATGGCGGAAGGTGAAACTGAAGACACAGAAGAAGAAACAACTTACGAAACTGATGAATCTAAAAAATCATTCACGATTGAATTTGTTGATTACCAAGATTTTCTTAAAAGCACAGAAAAAGAATGGAATAGGTTAAGATGGGTTGCGTTTAGAAAATATTATTCACGCAAAGAATTAATTGATTATTTTGGCAAGAAAGGTGAAAAAGTGCCAATGACTAACAATAAATTTGAATATCTTGGTGAACAAGAAGAAGATCTATATAAACTATGCGAAGTTTGGGAAATTTGGGATAAGGAAAACAAAATGTGTCATTTTATCACTTTTGCTGGCGATGGTTATGTTTTAGATAGCCAAGAAGATGGTTATAATCTAAAAAATTTCTTCCCAATACCGATGCCGATGGGGCTTAATGAGTCTAAAAAGCTATTACCCGCCCCTTTATTTTCGAAGTATAAAAATTTATCCGAAGATTTAACTGAAATTCATGACAGAATTCAAAGCTTAATCAAGCAAGCTAAATTTACAGGTGCTTATACTTCATTTGCCGAGGAATCAGACATTCAAAATATAATGAATGGTAATGATGGCGAATTTAAACCACTTAAAACTACTGCAAATATTGATGATGCTAGAAAATTAGTTGTATTTAAACCCCTCAATGAAATTGTTAATACAATTACTGTTTTAAGAACTGAAAAGATGGCACTTAAGCAAGATATTCAGGAAATAACTGGTTTAAGTGATATCGTCCGCGGTTATAGTGTAGCAAGTGAAACCGCAACGGCTCAACAATTAAAAGGTAATTTTGCTATTAGCAGAATCCAACCATTACAAAAAGAGGTTGAGTTCACTATAAGAGACACAATAAGACTCTTGGCGGAGTTGGCAGTTGAAAAAATGTCTATTGATGAGATAATTAAAATAACTGGCTTAAAAGTTGTTGATGTTGAATTAATAATGAAAAATGCTCGTCAATCTATTGAAATGGAAAAAAGGCACGCAATTTCATTATTAAAGCCCGAAGACCCCAATAATCAAGAAAAAATTATGATGTTGGAGCAACAAGCACAACTTGGCTTGCAAAAAACATTAAAAGATTTACAAGATCAGCTAAAAGGCTTTGTGATTCAATATAAAGACAAATATAAATTAGAAAAAACAATTAAAAACGATAAACTTCGTTGTATTTCTATTGATATTGAGACTGATAGCACGGTAAAGATAGACCAAAACCAAGAAAAAATGGATAGAATGGAATATATTCGCACTATTGGCCAAACAATTCAATCTATGGTCCCAGCCGTTCAAACTAATGTTATTTCTAAAGATGCACTCAATGAATTTGTAATTTTTGCCTCGAAACCATTTAAAGTTGGTAGAAACCTTGAAAATTATCTTAAAAATGAAGAGCCAATTGAGGAAAAACCAGACCCGCAAGCAATGATAGCACAAGCTGAACTTGAAATGAAAAAACAAGAATTACAATTGAAAGCACAAGAAATAACTGGTAAATTAGATTTAGAACAACAAAAAGTAAATGTTGATAAGGCTAAGGTTCTAAATGACCAGAATAAATTTGAGCAAAAACTAGAATTTGAAGATGCTAATAAACAAGCTGATAGAGAAAGCAAAAGACTTGATATGAAAGTTAAAGCTGGAACGGAACTTGTAAATGAGCAAATTCGTAATGCTAACCAACCAACGCAAATATAATATGCCATTAAAAAAAGGTTCATCAAATAAAGTTATTTCTGCTAACATTAAAAAAGAAATGAAAGCTGGCAAGCCACAAAGACAGGCAATCGCAATTGCCTTGTCTAATGCTGGTAAATCTAAAAAGAAAAAATAAATATGAAAAAAGGTTTATATGCAAATATTCACGCTAAAAGAGCAAGAATTGAAGCTGGTTCAGGCGAGAAAATGAGAAAAGTAGGAACAAAAGGTGCTCCTACTGCTAAAAATTTTAAAGAAGCTAAAAAAACTGCTAAAAATGACAAAAAAAACAGTTAATTTAAGTATCGGGCGTGGTGAGAAGTCAAAAACAGGAGGACTTACCGCTAAAGGTAGAGAAAAATATAATAATGCAACTGGAAGTAATTTAAAACCACCAGTAAGTAGAGAACAAGCACAGAAAAGCCCAAAAGCGGCCGCTCGTAGAAAATCCTTTTGCGCTAGAATGTCAGGAGTTCCTGGTCCAACATCTAAAAATGGTAAACCAACTCGTAAAGGATTAGCATTAAAAAAATGGGATTGTTAAATGTATGCTATTTAAATATTTATTTGATGATTCTTATATGGATTGCCGATTTAGAACTAAAATAAGTCGTCAATTAACTTATTTAGAATATAAAACAAAAAATAAAATTATAAAAAGAATATTTAGTTTGCTTAGCAGTCTGCAAGAAAAAATATTACCTATTCATTATAGCTTAAATTTAAAAAAAATAATCGAACCTATTTATATAGAAAAAAAAGAAGATTTAACGATTGACGGCTATATTAATAAATATGGCTCAATTTATAATCACGCTGATGGTAAGAATTACACTACAAAAAAATCTTATCTTGATGCCTTAAAAAAAACAGGACATCATATTAAAGATTATTAGCTATTGACAATTATTATTAACCAACTATTTTGATTATGGATACACAGGAAAACTACAAAAAAGAAATGCTTGATTTAATTAAGCAAAATACCGATTTACAAGAGCTCGAAGCTGTTGAAGAAAAGGTTGAAGAAGTAGCAACTGAAGAAATCCAAGATAAAGAAGAAACACCAAACGAAGAAGAAACCGAAAATAATGAGAGCGAGAACCAAGAAAAGGTTAAAATTGATAATGAAGTCAATATCGACAAAGAATTATCAGGTTTACCTAAAGAATTGGTAGAAGCTGTCAAAACTTTTAAAGACCCTGAAGATAGGGAAAAAGCTATTAAAATTGCCAAAGAACAGCGTGCAAGAGAAGACAGGCTACATTTACAACTTGGCAATACTAAGAAAGAGCTTGAAAATGTAAGTGGATTATTAAGAAATTTAGAAACTAATCCTGCTGAAACTTTTAAAGCCTTAGCAAAACGAGTCAATTTTAATTTAAAACAAGTCGTAGATGAAGCTGTTTATGAAGATGAGTTATACCTCACTCCCGAAGAGCAAATCAAACGAGAAGCAGAAAATATCAAACAAAACTCTTATCAGTTATTACAAGCGGAAGTTAATAAACGAGAAGCTCAAGAGCTATTGGCAGAATTTTTAGAAGATTCATCTCATAAAGAGCAATTAATCGTAGAACATCAACAAGAATTTATTAGTTTTTACAATCAAGAATTAGTAAAAAATGGTGTAAAAGATTATTATCCTTTAAAAGATAGAAAAAAAGCAATGGAAACTGCTTATTTACGAATTGAAAGATTGCAACCTGATTTTGAAGACAAAATTAGAGAAAAAATCTTAAAAGAAATAAACGAGCAAAAAAAAGAAAAATTTGATGAAGCTAAAAAGCAACAAAGAATTTCAAAACCAGTTGCTAATGGAAACAAGCCTTTAACTTATAAAGAAGAACAACTCGCGTTAATACGCAAATATAGCTAGATAAGAATTAAATAACAAAATTTAATTTTTATAATATTATGGCTGGAAATCCAAATTATAGCTCATTAATTTCGTCTACATTAGACAAATTTATGAAAGAATCTGTTACGTCATCAGTAATCGGTAATAATGCCCTACTTAAAGCTTTGCAAAACAAAGGCAGAATTATGCACGAATCTGGTGGTAGAAACTTTCAAGAAAACATTGCTTATGCAAGCAATTCAACAGTTCAGTTCCAAAATCCAACTGATTTATTAAATACTACTCCTCAAGATGAGTTCACTTCTGCAATTTTTGCTCAAAAAATGCTTACAGGAACCGATCAAATTTCTGAAAAAGAATTGTTGCAAAATGCTGGGGAAGCAAGAATTTTTAATCTTTTGGAAGGTAAAAGAAAAAACCTAATGGATTCTTTAAGAAACCAATTGGGTTCTGCTCTTTTTTCTGACGGCACTGGTTCAGGTGGTTTAGAAATTGGCGGTTTGCAATTATTAGTTGCTGATGATCCAACAACTGGAACAGTAGGTGGAATTGACCGCTCAACTAATGCTTTCTGGAGAAACCAAGTTTATGACTTTTCAACTTCTGCTGGCGGTAACGCTTCTGCAAGCAATATCCAAGCTGGTATGAATAGTCTTTATTTAGCTTGTCAAGTTCAAGAAGGTTCTTATCCTGACTTGATTCTTGCTGATATAAACTATTATAGTTTCTTCGAAAATTCTTTACAGCAAATCCAAAGAATTACAACTACTGGTGAAGGTAAATTAGGATTCGAACAATTAGCTTATAAGTCATCTGCTGTTGTTTATGACCCAAATTGCCCTAGCAATCATATGTATTTCTTGAATACTGACTATGTAAAGTTCCAACACTTGAATAATCCTTTATTTACTAGAGGCGAAACTCAAAGACCTGTGAACCAATTATATTATGTAACTCCAGTATATCTATACGGAAACTTGACTATTAGCCTTGCTAGAGTTCATGGTGTTGCTAAAAACTAAAATTTAAGGAGAAATAATTATGTCTAATTTTATATCTGTTGAAGCTGATATTATCGTTCAAAAAATTAACGAGACATCAACTACCAAAAATCACTCTCTTGGCAAAATTATCCGTGCCGAAGATAAAGACACTACCAATTATGGTGCAGGTGAATTTATCTATTTAAAAGGTGTTGCTTCAACTGCTGTTGGTTCTTGGGTGCTTTATTCGCCCGATGATTTTTCAACAAGCCTTTTAGCCGCTAATGATATTGGTTCAGTTGCAGTCGCAATGTCTGCTTGTGTTGCCGATAATTATGGTTGGTATCAAATTAAAGGTAAAGCAGTTGGTAAAGCTCTTGCAGGCTTTGTTGATAATGCAAATGTTTATTCTACTGCCACAGCTGGCTCGGTAGATGATGCAGTTGTTGCTGGTGATAGAGTTAAAAACGCAAAAGGCGCTTCTGCGGTTGGAACTCCTTCAACTGGCTTAGCTGAGTTTGAAATCGACAGACCATTTGTTGATGATGGTTTAGCCGCTTAATTAAACTAAATTTGGAGAGGGAGAGGATTCTCTCCCTCTTATTAACCAATAAATAAAAATTATGTCAAATATTATAGAACCAGTAAATCAATTCAGAGTAGAAGAAAAAAACGGATTATTTGTACAATTCTTCGATAAAAAAAGACAAAAAACTAATGAAGATTTAGAAACTATTGATATTTTAGATGAGTCTGGTAAGCCTATTTATGATTTATATGTAGAAATCTATAATAAAGATGATCCTTTTTCTATTGTTTGTAAAAAAGTAGAAGGAAATACTGTTTCTATTGTGTTGCCAAACGGCGTTAGAAAGCATTTTAAATATACTGAAGTTTATACAAAGGCTTTAGCTAAATATAATGAAAGAAAGGATGTTATTAATAAAGAAAATGACAAAATTGAAAAGTTAAAATTTGAACTCGAAGATTTAAAAAAGAAAAATAAAATAAAAAAAGAAATTGAGATAAAAAATAACAATATTTTAGAATAATGAGCTTATTAACCCTTTGCCAAGACATTTTAAAAGAAACTAAATCATCATTTATTCCCACTATTATTATTGGGAATAATGATGATGTAGCGCAACAAATTTTGCAGGCAGTAAAGGTTAGTATAACGGAATTATCAAGAAATTACGAATGGCAAGAACTTCAAAAGGAATATAGTTTTTCCAGTGTCATAGGTCAAGCAGAATATGATTTACCAACAGATTTTGATAGAATTGTAAATAATACATTTTGGAATGCCAGCCAAAACTGGGCTATGATTGGTGGTTTAACCCCTGAAAATTGGAGAGTTTTAAAAAACTCATTATTAACACAAGCCGAAACAGTTGAATATTATAGAATAAAAGGCAATCAAATAATTATTCATAGGACACCCTCTGCTGTTGAAAATTATGTTTATGAATATATTTCAAAATATATTGTTAAATCTTCTTCAGATGTAGAGCAAACGGGATTTTTAGCTGATTCTGATAATCCTGTTATTGATGATTATATTTTAAGATTAGACACAACTTGGAGATGGTTGAAAAATAATGGTAGAGCTTACGCAGATGAAAAAGCTATTGCTGAAAAAGCTATTGCTGAAAGAGTAAAAGCGAATGGTTCAAGGGGGACAATAACCGCCGAACCAACATTAAAAATTTATAATTCAATGATAAGCGCTTATAAGCCTATTAATGTATGAGATTGGAAGTTAGAACCTCACCATCAGTTTTACAAGAAAGAAACGGGCAAGCAATGCGCGTTAATATCCCAGCACCTTATGGTGGTTTAAATACTAGAGACTCCGAAAGTAATATGGAGCCAACCGATGCAGTAGTATTAGAAAATTTTATACCTGAACAAGGTGCGGTAAAATCAAGAAATGGCTATACTGAATATTGCACTGGCCTTACTGGTAATGTTGAAACTTTAATCGAACATTATTCAGCAAGCACAAGAAAGTTTTTAGCTTGCCATGGTGGTAAAATTAGTGATATAACAATCCCATCAAGCATAACAGAATTAGGTACAGGATACACAAATAACAAATGGCAATATGTCGCTTTTAATGGCTATACTTTACTTGTCAATGGGCAAGATTCGCCTATTAAATATAACGGCTCAACCATTACAAGCAATTCTATAAACCCAACAGGAGGTACAGCTTCCACTTTAAATGGGATTAATATTTTTAAAAGCACAGTTTATGTTTGGGATACTAATTACCCTTATTTTTGGCACGGAGCAGTAAATGCAATAAGCGGAACATTTTCAAAGTTCGATTTATCTTATATTTGCCCCGATGGTGGTAATTTACTAAAAATGATAACAATCAGCCGTGATGGTGGAGCTGGTGTAGATGATTATTGCGCTTTTTTAATGTCAAATGGCTACGCTATTGTTTATGAAGGCGATGACCCTAGTAAAGTAGCGCAATGGGCTTTAGTTGGTGTTTATAAAATAGGAAAACCAATAAGCATTCGTTCAACAATGAAAGTAGCTGGGGATGTTGCTATATTAACAAATCAGGATTTTATACTATTTTCAACCGCTTTACAAAATGAAGGACAAACAACTCAAAACACAAAATTAAGTGGTGCGGTTTTAAGTTCAATGCAAAATTACTCATCTAATTATGGATGGGAGGTTGTGTCTTACCCTAAAAAAGCTTTATTATTCTTTAATGTCCCAGTTTCAACCAATAGCACTTATTATCAATATGGATTTAACACAATTACAGGGGCAGGGTTTAAATTTACGGGTTTAAATGCTTTTACTTGGGGTTTGTATAATGATGATTTGTATTTTGGTGGCAATGGTAAAGTTTATAAGGCAGATACGGATACAGATGATAATGGCAATTATATTTCTGTTAAAGCACAAAATGCTTATAGCAATTTAGGTTCGCCAGCCGAAAAAACAATTAATAGTTATAGAAATACTTTAAAAGTTGATGGTTCTGCAGTTGTTAATTCGATAGTGAATTTTGATTACGATAGAACTTCATCAAAACAAACAAATTCTATTCAAGCAAGCGGTTCATTATGGGATGTTGCGTTATGGGATGTTGCTGAATGGAGCTCAGAAAATCAAACACAAAACAAATTAGTTTATTCGTCAGGTCAAGGTGTTGATGTGTCTATGAGGATTGAAGCTAATTTAAAAGGTCAACAATTAAGCTGGTATCGCACAGATTACAGCGTTAATATAAATAACATTTTATAAAAATAATGTCGTTGTCAAGTTTACTAAATGATCAAATATTATTTGGCATAGATCCACAATATAAAGATTGGGTGGAAGTTGGTGTTGCAAAAAATAAAGGAACATTAACTTCTGGTAAATCTTTTAATCAATTAACCGAAGAAGAAAAAACACAATATTTTCAGGACCCTAATCTTGCTGAAAAAATAGCTCCTTATTTTTGGTCTATGGGGGAATTACCTTTAGCTGAAAAACAACAAGTTGCACAAAATCAAATTAACGAATGGAAAGCATCGCTTCCAATGACTTATACTCCAACATATAATCCAGTTTATAATATGACAGATCCACAAACAAATGAAGATCCACAAACATATGATTTAAATAGATATGCTTTAGACAAAAATAAAATGATTCCAATAAATTCTACTGGAGGACCTATGCCTTTGCAAAATTATAATGTTTTTGCAAAATTAAGCCCTACAGAACAAAAAGATGTTCTCATAAATAATCCAAATATTATAACTCCTGAAGGAGGGCAATATTATGATCCAACAACTAATACATTTAGATTGTTTGAATCAGATTTTACTAGAGGACAAAGATTAGACCAAGAAAGATTAGCAATGGAACTTTCAAGGGGATTATCAGGTAATTTACCTTCAACCGATAATGAAGCAGTAAGAAATACAACTTTTGAATTAGGTAAAAGACAACTTGCCCCAGAATTTAAAAGTCAAAGAGAAGCTTTAGCAACTCAATTGGCTAATCAAGGAATACCTATAAATAGTGAAGCTTATAACTCTGCCATGAATAGGTTAGAACGCTCACAAGGCGAACAATTAAATACTTTAAGTCTGCAAAGCCAATTACAAGGAATACAAACCGCAGAAGCTCAAAGACAAGCAAGATTTAACGAAATATCATCTTTATTAGGTAGAAGCCAAGTGGGAACTGGTGCAAGTTTTGGTCAAATGCAATCAAATTATCAAGGTTTAGATTTAATGGGCGCTGAACAAGCTAATTTAAATCGTTTATCTCAAGAAGCAATTGCTAGAAGACAAGCTAACGCAATGACAACCGCAGCAAGATGGCAATCTATAGGTTCCGCAATTGGCGGAATTGCTGGAGGTTTAGGTGGTTTTTTTTCTGATATTACATTGAAAACTAATATTAAATTTGAAAATAAGTTTAAAAATAACTTGCCTATTTATACATTTGAATATATAAATAAAAAACATGGAAATGGGCGTTATGAAGGTGTAATGGCTCAAGATGTGGAAAAAATTTATCCTGAAGCCGTCAGTATTAGTCCTGAGGGTTATAAAATGGTTCATTATTCAAAAATCAATGTTGATTTTAGGAGAATACAATAATGGCTATTAACACTGTTGGAAAAACAACAAAAAGACAATTATTAGAAAACGCATTAGCTAGAAGTCAAGAATTACAACAATTTGCTTTTAACCCCCAAAACTTTGGTGGTGGATATGCAGGTGCTTTTGGTGCTATAGCGCAAGGTTTGACTGCTGGAATAGGGGCTTATGCCGAATATAAGCAAAGACAACAAATTGCACAATTAGAAGCTGACGATATTGCTAGATTTTCACAATTTGCAACAGAAAAAGGCGACACAGATCTTGCATCAATTGCTGGGCAATTAACCCCTGAAACAAGGCAAGCATATTACATGCAAAAAACAGCACCTGAAATGATGGGTGCTTCTGGCGTTCAAGCTCCTGCATCTCAAAGAGAATACGAATATTTCCAAAAATTAGCTCCAGCTCAACAAGCTCAATATTTAAATTTAAAAAGAAATATTGCTGGTGAAGGTGGAATTGTTAGAGAAACTGGTACAATCGATACATTACCAGGATACGGCGTTGCTGGTGCAAGAAGAAAAGGAATGGAACAAACCGCCCAGAATATTAGTGATTTAAATTACAAACCTGAAATAGCAAAAGAAACAACAAAACAAGAAGCAATAGGTAAAAAACAAGGTTCTGAAGCTGTTAATGTAATTAATGCATCTCAAACAAACGAAATCATTCAAGAAGTTAAAAAAATATTACCACAAGCAACAAGTGGGATTTTCCAAAGAGGAGTTAGTGGGTCAGCTTCTTTAGCAGGTATATCAACTTCAATGGACCAAGCTGATAGACAATTACAAATTTTAGGCGGTAAATTAACTTCATCTGTTCCAAGATTTGAAGGTCCACAATCAAATTATGATGTTGAGTTGTATAAAAAAATGGCAGGTGATATTGCTAATCCTAATGTTCCTTTTAAATCTAGGTTAGCCGCTGTAGAACAAATAGAAAAATTAAATAATAAATACATGAAAAAATCACCTGCTAAATCACAAGCACCAGCAGGACAAAATCAACCAATGCAAAAACCAGCGCAAGGTATTAAATTTTTAGGATTTGAATAATGCCAATAGCAAAAATACAATTACCAAACGGAAAAATAGCAAAATTTGAGGTAGAAGAAGGAACTACTCCCGAACAAGTTATGGAATTTGCTAATCAACAATTTAGCAAATCAAGATTAATTGACGAACAACCCACGCCACAACAAGCACCAACTCAACCTATGCAACAACCAAAAATGAATAGGTTGGAAGCTTTAGCAACTACCGCAACTAATGTTCCGTTTGCACCACGAATAAAAGCTGGTATTAGTGCTTTAACTGCAAAATCAATGGGTGGTGATGAGTCAATAGGTCAATTTTATGATGAAGCTTTAAAAAACGAATTATCTAAACTTAGACAAGTAAGGCAACAATACCCTACGCAATCATTTACTAGTCAATTAGCAACTGATATTATAGCTGGTGGTGCAGTTGGTAAATTGCTTGGTGTAAGTGGAACAACCGCAAAACAAGCTTTAACTAGTGGTACTTTATTGGGCGCAACAACCTCTGCAGGTGAAACAGAGGCAGATTTAGCAAGCGGACAAGGTTTAGTCGATACTGCTAGTGGTGCTTTATATGGTGCTGGTGGCGGTTTAGTTGGGCAACAAATAGGAAAGGCAGTAGGAAAATCCGTTCCATTTGTAAAGCAAACTATACAAAATTTAAGAAAAAACACACCCGAATCCATTTTATCTAAAGTAGTTTCGCCAAAAGAAGCGAGCCAATTATCGCAAAAATTATCATCAAGAATTCAAGAAGGAAGAATTGCAACTTTGCCAGAAATGGGTGATGAAAATATTTTAGGATTTACTCGTTTACTAGGCAAAACACAAGGAAGTAATAAAATTATAACAAATTACATCAATAATAAAACCGCGAGCTCCGCAAAAAGAGTGGGTGAAATAATTAATAAAAATATTAGTGCTGAAGGTTTTTTTGATACATTAGATAATACAATAGCAAAAAGAAAAGAAATAGCAACACCACTTTATAAACAAGCTTACAAAGAAGGCGATAATGCTTTAAAACAAGCAATGTCAATGCCATCTGCTGGAAACACTAAAGTCGGAAAAGTTAGAGAATTAATAAATGATGATAGAATTAAAAGCGCAATCCAAATAGCAAGAAAAGATTATGGAATCAACCAAGAAGTGCCAGATATATCATTAGAAAGTTTACACGGAGCAAGACAAGTTGTGGATGATATTATTGGAAGCGCAAAAAGAGCTGGCGAAAATAACAAAGCAAGAAGTTATATAGATTTAAAAAATAAAATTAATAATGTTATTTATGATGTCGCCCCAACAATGAAAGAAGCAGACAAAACATTTTCGGGGTTTAGTGCTTTAAAAAACGCACAAGAAGAAGGTTTAAAATTTAATCAATATCGCAATGGCGAAGAAGTTAAAAGAGCTTTTAGTAAATTAAGCGATGGAGAAAAAGAGACTTTTAGAATTGGTGTAAAAGATTATTTAATGGATAAAGTTGCAAAATCAAGCGACAAAAACCCTGCTAAAACTATTTTTGGCAATCAATTAGAAAGAAGGAAAATACAAGCTTTATTTGATAGCCCTAAACAATTTAATGATTTTACTAAACGCCTTAATGATGAAATAAGAGTTTTTGATACTAAACAAAGAATTGTTGGAGGTTCAAGAACTGATTTTAATATAGAAGAACAATCACAATTATTAGATAAAATTGCTAAAGGTGCAATATCTGCAAAAACTTTAGGAATAGCAGATGTATTATTGACAGCTAAAACAGCAATTCAAAAAAAATATTATGGTTTAAATGAACAAACAGCAAAACAACTTGCTCAAATAATGATTGACCCCGAAAAATCGGTACAAACATTAAACAATATAGCAAAAAGAGTACAAACAAACGCAGAAAAAAAATTGATACAAAGATTTACAGAAAATTTATCTAAAAAGAATTTTACGGGAGTTATTGCACCTTCTATGGGTAGGGCAATGGCAACAGAACAATTACAACAAGAGGACAATCAAAATGGCATTTAATGGTTCAGGAACATTCACAAGAATTTATAATTGGGTAATAGATAAAGCAAATAGCATTCCAATTACTGCAAGTCGTATGGATGGAGAACTTGATGGAATAGCTGCCGGTTTGTCAAATTGTATTACTAAAGACGGGCAAACAACAATAACCGCTAATATACCATTTGCAAATTATAAAATTACTGGACTAGGTAATGGAACGACAAGAAGTGACGCAATTAATGCAGGACAAGTGCAAGATAATCAATTTTTATATTTAGGAACAACTAGTGGTAGTGCTGACGCCTACACATTAGCACCATCACCAGCAATTACAGCTTACGCAGCAACACAACAATTTACAGCTAAAATTAATGCAACAAACACTACAACAACACCATATTTACAATTATCCGGAATTGCTAATCCAACAACAACAGCGGTAATTAAAAAGTTAAGTGCTACCAAAACGGAAATTGCGGTTGCTATTGGTGATTTAGTAGCAAATGGAATTTATACATTTCAAAGAAACTCTGCTAATAACGCTTGGATTGTTTTAGAATTATCAAACCCAGCCACCACCACAAGCCAAGGCGTAGCATATCTTTTACCAAATCGCAATATTTTAATCAATGGTGCAATGGCAATTGACCAAAGAAACGCAGGAGCAAGTCAAACTATTACTGCTGGCTCGGCTTTAGCATATACCGTAGATAGATGGTATGCTTATTGCACAGGAGCAAATGCCACGGGACAAAGAGTAGCGGGAACTGCACCAAATCAATATAATTACAGATTTACTGGAGCTTCAAGCGTCACTAAAATTGGATTTGCTCAAAGAATAGAAGCAAGCAATTCACAACATTTAGCGGGTAAAACTGCAACATTAAGTGTTGACTTAGCAAATTCACTTTTAACAACTATTACTTGGACGGCTTGGTATGCAAATACAAGCGATACTTTTGGAACTCTTGCATCACCTACTAGAACACAAATTGCAACCGGAACATTTACAGTTAACTCCACACTAACAAGATATTCAACATCTATTGCAATTCCCGCAGGGGCTACAACTGGCATTGAAATTGAATTAAGTGTCGGTGCTCAAACTTCGGGAACTTGGACAATTGGAAGGGCGCAATTAGAAGATACGCCAGAACAAACAACTTTTGAATATAGAAGCACTCAACACGAGTTGCTCTTGTGTCAAAGATATTATGAATACGGCATTACTTGGGGAGTTTCTTATGGTGCAAGCGCCTCATTTATTCAAAGATGTTTGTTTCCATATAAAGTAAATAAAAGAACATCAAATCCCTCAATTTCTGTAAGTGTTTTATCTGGCTTACTTACTTCGGCTGGTGTTGTTGATATAAATCAATATAATGCTTGGATTGGTTTTGCTAGTTCTGTTGCTGGTGCAGAGGGTAGTTTTGGTATAACAATTAATAGTGAGTTATAATTATGACAATAGAAAAATATAAAAATAATTACATTTATAATGGATTAACAATTCCAATAAGTGAATCAAATTCTGATTATTTAAATATAAAAGAAATGATTGCAAATGGAGCTAAAGTTATTGATAAAACTTTAGATGAAGCAAAAGAAGCTAAACTTTTTGAATTAAAAATAAACTTTGACAATGCTTCAAAGAAACCTTTTGCCTTAAATGGAGTAATTCAAATAGACAAGGACGGCAAACCAATTAAAAAAACCAATGCTTTTTACAACATTCAAGATGTTAATTCATTAACCGACTCTGCAAATATTATTTTTGCTGGTTCAATAATGAAAACACAAGCATTCTTAAAATTGCTTTGTGTTGCAATTGGAAAAGATTTTGACGCTATAAAAAATCAGGTCAATGCTTTGTCAGACAACCCCACAACTGCAAGCATTGCTAATATTCCTTATACAACAAAAGATATTGACGGCAAAGAAATTAGAGTTTTATTATCTTTTCAAAAAATAGAAGAAATTTTTGGACATGTTTTTAATAGAGTAGCCGATAAAGCAAAGGTGTTTAATATTATCGAACAACAAATATTGTCAGCTAAAACTATTGAAGAAGTTGATAAAATTGACATTAATTTTCAATAAAAAATGAACGCCTGCGAAATAAAATCAAAATTAATCTTTTCGGCCATAAAAAAAGATGTTTTTAAAGTCGAACAAGATTTTATTTATAAACACACCTTTGGCGGTCAAGAATTATCAAACTCTTACATTGTACCCGCTGGATTTATAACTAATGGTTTTAGCGTTCCTTGTATATTTAAATCTATTTTCTCCGCAACTGATAAAGGGGTAGAAATTGCCGTTGTACATGATTTTTTATATAATAAATCTTGTCCTTTTGATATGCCCCGCCGTGATGCTGATTTTATCTTTTACGAAGGCTTAAGGTGCCTTAATGTTCCCACATGGAAAGCTAAAGCTATGTATATAGCGGTGGTTCTTTTTGGTGGTAGAAAATGGAGGAAAAAATAGTATGGATTTCATCACAATCTTTAATTTAATGAAACAAGCGCCAGAATTTTCATTGTTATTTGTTTGTTTTTTTGTTTATCTAGCAATACAGAACACGAAAAATTTTTTTAAACTAAAAGATTACGAAAACAAAGAAAACACCGCTATATTTGTTAAAAACGAAATTAATGCTTCTGAAAGAAGAATTAAAGAATACATTGACGAAAAATTTAACGCCTTAAAAAATGGACTTTAAATTTTTAGAATTTCTAAAACAAATCATAAGCGAAGGTTTTTACGCAATTGTTGTGAAATTAGTGATTGCTTTTGTTATCTTAAAAAAAGCAATACAACTATTGTACAAAACCAAAAAAACCAAAGATGAATATATAGATTTAAAAACAACTGTCGCTGATTTAAAAACAAAACTGGAAAATATGGATAAGGAAAATCAAAAAAGAGATTTAGATAACTTTGCGAAAATAACGCAGGTAAACCACAAGATTGACAATGTTGTCAATTCTGTGGAATTAATTTTAAAAATTATGAAAAATGAAAAATAATCTTAAAATTGTTGGCTCAATAATATTATTTATACTAGCCTTATTATATGAAATTTTAGTATTGACAATAATTTTTAAGTTTTCTATGGTGCATGATGAAAAAATGGGAGAAGAAGTTGTGCGCCTAGTAGCAGGATTTATTCCTTTCGTTGCGGGCGTGCAACTTTCTATTTTAGGTGCAAATATTATTGATATAAAAGGATTATTTAATAAAAAATGATAAATTTGATTTACAAACTAAAATACTTCTTTAATCAATATATTTTAATTGCTCTTATTACTTTATTAATTATGGCTTGCCTTCTGTTATATTGGAAAGGCAAAGAAGTTGAAAAACTTGTACAACAAATTGATGAATATAAAAAAATCGAGGAAGAAGTAAAAAATCAAAATTTAAATGTTAAACAAAATGTCGAAATTATTAAAAAAAGGATTGAGTCTAGCACTAATTATGATGACGATAGGTTGCTCAAACAAATATTTGGCGACAAATAATTATTGTGAGAATTTGCCAGATATAACTTGGAAACACGCTGAGTTAGTATATGGTAATCAAAAATTCAAACCAATAAAATTAATTTTAATACAAATACAATCTATTAAAGAGTGCGGGTGTATCGAATCCTCTTTGCAAACACAATGTTTTGAAAGGTTTAAATCAGAAAAAAATGTGGATTATAGATAAAATCAGAAAAAAATCACAACCGCTAGAATTTAACTTGTACAGGTTTTATACTGAACAAGGAAATGATGCCACAATTGGAAGGCTTTATCAAAAAATTGAACACTACGAAAAACCAATTTGTTATACACTAGAAAGACCAAAATATTTCAATGGTTTGACAAATTATAGCGACAAACCAAACACCACCATAAACGAATCTTGTTGCATTCCAGCGGGTCGTTATAAATGCGAAATGACCTATTCACCACGTTTTAAAAAAGATTTGTATTTAGTATTAAAAATTAAAAATAGAGAAGGCGTAAGACTACACGCTGGAAATTCTATCAATGATATTGAAGGCTGTATTATTTTTGGAACAAGACTTGTAAAAAACTTTAATGGTTTTAAATATTGGCTCGCTGATAGTACAAAGGCTTTTAATAATTTTTACAACATAACTCAAAAAAAGCCGATAATTTTAAACATAATCGACAATGACCAAGAGTATATTTTATCCAAAATTACAATTGAATAATATGATTTTATTTTTTATTTTCTTACTATTAGTATCTCCCGCCAAAGCTGAAAATTATTTTATTGAAAAAGTAATTAGAGTTACTGATGGCGACACTTTTGTTATCGATACAAGCGAAAAATCAAATATCCTTAGAGAGTTAGGATTAAGTGTAAGAATCTTAGGTATAGATACGCCAGAAAAAAAGGGTAAATGTAAAAAAGAAAAAGATTTAGCTTTAAAAGCAACTGAATTAACAAAAAAACTTATTGAAAATAAAATTATAAAAATAACCGATATTAAGTGGGATAAATACGGCGGTCGTATAGACGCTAAAGTATTTGTCAATGATTTAAATGTTGGTGATGAATTAATTAAAAAAAATTTAGCAGTCCTTTATTTTGGCGACAAAAAAAATAAAAATTGGTGCAAATAGAGATTTACCACACTACCCTTTTATTAACAAATCATAAAACAAAATGAAAAAAATATTTATTATACAATTATTATTATCTTTGCTTGCAATAAATTCTGCAAATGCAATCAATATAACTAAAGACTTTGATGTAAATTTTATGGTCTCTGGTCAATTATTGACACCAGACATTCAAGATCCTCAATTTATCACTGAAACTAAAACCTATTTTGATTTACAAACTGGTTTGCAATTAAAAGTTGATAAATTTAATGTGATTGCTCAAACCAATAGAATTTTAAATAGACCTCAAACCGCTAACGTAT